GTCTAACGTGGTATCTGCGGATTGACGACGCCGCATGCGACGATTTGACGACTTCCGATTCGCCTTGGGGGCTACCCCGGTCGTAACTTACCGCTGGGAGGTTATGGGGGCGAGTCCGGTGGTAGACGCTGAATCCCCGAATAGGCAGATGCCGGAGGCCCTTGTGGCGGGATAACATCCTTTCTATGTGGGATAGGGGGGTACACCAAACCCCCAAATGTGAACGGAATAACACAGATGGGGGTCTAGTGCGAAGGAGGTGAGTTAGAGTAATGCAGTATTAGATAAACGTACCTGTCCCAGTGTGTTGTGGCAGATTTTGCGATTAACCGGTGAGCGACTCTCGTCCATCCCGGCCCAGGAAGTACCCCTAACCAAGTAAATGACTTGGTCCGCCACCCTCGTTTATAAGGGGCCTGCTCTTCCTGACGCGCCCCGGCTATATGCCAAGGCCAAAGATATTGCTCTATCCCCGCACTGTTTAGGCAGGCTACCATACAGCAATATGTGTTGCAAGACGTTGGTGTCTGCTATATTCTCACCTCAGGCACCCAGAAGGAGATGTCATGTTTGGCATACTGAAGAAGCTGCTCTTCCCAGAACCAGAGCCACCCCAGCCTAGACAGCCACGCCGGACCAGAGGTAAAGGACGGAAGACAAATGGAAGTAGTACCGCCAAGCCACATCAACCCGGACCTGATTCCGAGCCAGTCGCTGTCTTCCCGGAACCCGAACCTGCTCCCCCCGTACAAGAAGGGCCAGTCAGGGAACCCGTCGGGGAAGCCCAAGGGGACGAGAGACCTGGCGAAGAAGATACTGGAGAAGACCAAGAACGGGGAGGAGCTGGTAGACAAGCTCCTGTCGCTCGCAAGAGGAGAGGTAAGAAGAGCAAGGCCGGCAGACCAGATTAAAGCTATAGAGATGCTGTTCGACCGGGCCTTCGGTAAGTCCGTAAGCCATACCGACGTCACAGGTGACGTGCAGGTCGGAGTCATATATAGGAATATGGACAACTTCTCCGACGACGAACTCAGGGAGCTGGTCAGTCTGAGGAAGGAATTGGTAGCGGCAGGCCCAATCGTTGAAGCAGCAGGACATATAGTCGATGACGACACCCCTACTGACGACCCAGGACAAACGTAAACTAGCTGAAGAGGTCGGCATCTCGGCCGAGTACACCCTGGCTGAAAGGAACTTCTCTGACTTCTTAAATTACGTCTATATTATGGAGCCACCCCCAGGCCGTGGAGTGGTCCCGTTCGAAAAATGGGAACACCTGGTTGAAGTATGCGGCTATTTAGAAAGCGAAAAGCTGCTTGTGTGGTTGAAGTCACGACAGACCGGGGCATCGTGGCTGTTGGCAGCCTATGCCCTGTGGATGGTCCTATATCGTACTGGCGCACTCGTCCTTTTACTGTCACAAGGGGAGGAAGAATCGAAGGTGCTGCTGGCGAAATGCCGGTTCGTCTACGAGAGATTACCTTTACCTTTGAAGACCACACTGGGCACCGATTCGAGGCAAGAACTGACGTTTCCGGACATGGCATCAGCTATACGAGCCCTCCCATCGACCGATAAAGCAGGCCGCTCCGCCACCGCATCACTCGTAATCATGGACGAGGCCGACTTCCATGAGCATCTAGACGCCAACTATGCCGCTGTAAAGCCGACCATCGACGACCACGGCGGGCAGCTGGTAGTAGTCTCCACGTCCAATGCCATGAACGCCCGTTCCTTATTTAAGATTCTTTATAAAGAAGCCCCGATGAACGGCTTCAAACGGGTGTTCTACGGATGGAACGTCAGACCCGGCAGGACGAACGAATGGTACCTAGCCCGCCAACAGGAGTACCACGACAGGTCGCTCTTCGAGAAGGAATACCCCAATAGCGACGACGAAGCCCTGGCACCGCCGCGCACTATAGCAGCGTTCGACCCCGAGATACTCAATCAGATGTCCCATGATGTGAAGAAACCCATCGAACAGATGCAATGCGGGCCGGAAAAAGCCAACATCTATCAAGATTTCCAGATCGGCAAACGCTACGCTGCCGGTACAGACACATCCCACGGCACAGGCGGCGACGATGCTGTCACTGTTATAATCGACGTTGCCACTGGGTACGTGGTGGCAGATATACAGACGAATACTCTGCCACCCGAGCAGCTTGCTCTGGCTTCTATCGACCTCATGGCCCGGTACCATCATCCGATATGGGGCATAGAAGACAACGACTGGGGCATACTTACCATCCAGTACGCACGCTCGGCACGCTACCCAAGGCTCTATTACAGAGATGAGGACAAGGCTGGATGGCATACGGACGAACGCTCCAGGTACATGCTGTGGGGCGAACTCATCGAAGCTGTGTCAGCCCGTATCATTACAGTGCCCAGCGAAGAAGGACTCTCCCAGTTCTTTTCTGTCATCAGGAACCCCAAGAAGAATGGACGTATCGAAGCACAGTACGGAGCCCATGATGACTATCCACTGGCTGTGGGAATCGCGTGGCAGTTGCGGCGTTACGCCCAGGCCGCAGGCCGCCCCAAGGCACAGCCCGACCCCATGCGTGAGTTCTTCAGCGTAAGACGGTTTCTAAGGTGGTGATATGCCCCTAGATGAAAAACCTACAACTGAATATGTAGAGAAACTAGCCAAGCACTTAGAAGGTCTCTGGAGCCGCACCCATGCCAAATGGATGCAGATCGACAGCTACTACAATCAGACCTTCCAGATATGGCCCGCTGGACTGAACAGACCGGAATGGTTGAAGCCAGCCCGGTCTAGGTCCATCGTTGACCACGCCACTGACCATCAGTTGGCCCATGACCCGGTGATCCACCGCATGCCGGCCGCCGAAGGCGTGATGCACAAACGCCGCGCCGACAAGGTGGAACCTGCATTGAAGGCCATCATGGACGAAGCGTCTTTGCTTGAGCCCTCTCTGACCTGGAAGCAGGTCGGGAAGCACCTTCTCTTGTATGGGTACGCCATAGTCGAAGACGGCTTAGACGGCAGCGTCTTACATGACAGGGACGATAAGCCCCGCAAAGGCCGGGATGAGACCGGAGAAGAATACACAGCCAGGCAAAGATTGGCCGCAGCTAAGGCAGAGATGATGATGCCCTTCCGCACCAGGGCACCACATCCTGCCCGAGTCTTATTAGACCCGACCGAGAAAGAACCGAAAATCGCTATCAAACATACCTACCGCTACTCCAAAGACCTTGAGGACATGACCAAGGCTAGGATGACCTCCAACGGGAAGCCCAAACGCGGCTCTGTAACCAAATGGGAGTGCGGCGACGAACCCTTCTCGCTGATTGAGACCTACGAATACTGGTCTGAGTGCTGGCACGCCATGGTAGCGGAAGGCGACATGATGTTCGTTGAGAAGAATACCTGGGGGTTCGTGCCTTACAGCCATGCCTATGCAGGGTATGGACAGGAAGTGACCAGTTACACCGAAGTAGACCCGTCATATATGGCGGTTGGTATTTTAGAGCCCGTCCTGCCGGTGCTGAAAGCCCAGGCCCAGGCCGTGGCAGGCCGCCATAACGCTCTAATGGAGGCGACGTTCAACCCAACAGGCACCACGATGGACTCTGCCGAGCTTCAAGAGCAGTTGTCTACTGGCGATGTGATTGAAATGGGGAACCGGGGCGACGTCTGGAAGATGGAGATACCGCAGCTGCCCAGATGGATGTTCCAATCGGAAGAATGGCTCGATAAAGACATCGAGATGGGCACATTCGCGCGGGCTCTAGCCGGTATGAGAGAGCAGGGCGTATCCACAGTGGGCCAACAGGCCATCTTATCTACCGCCGCCGGCCGAAAGTTCGCAGCCCCGGCCCGTCAACTAGAACATTTAGCCAGCAGGTCTGCGTCTCACGTCCTGCAGCTGATAGACATCATGGCCCTGCGCCTGAATGTCCACGGCCACAAGATTACCCCCCAGGACATCGAACATAACTACTCTGTAAGGGTGAGTTTCGAGCTTATCGACCCGGTATTGCAGCTTCAGAACCGGGAACTAGGCATGCGGGAAGTCCAACAAGGGCTGAAATCCAAGGAGACCTACTGGTCTGCCGATGCCAGACTTGAGGATGCGACCGGCGAAAGGCGCCGGCTCCTGGAAGACCTGATTCGTACTGACCCAGAGGTACAGCGTCTCCTTGCCGGAGAGGTCATGCGGGAAGCTGGCTTGCTCCAGGCCATCGAAGCAGCGCGGGCAGAAGAAGAGGCCATGGCTGCGGCAGCCCAGGGTGGCGGTGGTGCCCCAGCCGGAGCCCCAGGTGGAGGAGGCCCAGCCATGGCTTCCGGAGAACCTCCGGTCCTGGGGCCAGACGGCATGCCGCTCAATCAGACGATGGGCACTGGTGGACTCAGGCCGCTGCGGGAGCCGCTCACCCCTGGCACCGCTAAACCCAGCCGGATAGGAGCATCTAGAGCATGACGTCTCAATACCAATATGATGACAGCATGTCTGATTTTACTAATGCTGTCTTTAGTGTGCTTGGTGATTGGCAGGCAGGTAACGAAAAAGCGCAAACCAGCCAGGATACTGCGTTCATGAAGAAAGAGATGACTGCTGCCGAGGCGAGGTCTGAGATACAAAAGATGGGGCCGCAAGAGCGGGCTCAGTTACTGCGTGATATGGGCCAAGAAGCCATCATGGATATTATGATGCCCGGAGGAAAGAACCGTGCCAAAAATACCTGAGATACGTCAACAAGGTACAGGTATAAAGCGCACCTGGCAATGGAACTTCGGCGATGGTACATGGCGGGACATGAACCAGGACCTGAGTCGTGGCACCGTCAAGACCTACCGCGAAAGCGCCAAACGAGGGAATACATTCCAACGGTGGTGGCGTGATGTGACGACTGGCGTACCGGGTATAGCGGGCTATGAACCAAGGATGGAAGTTGCCAGTGAAACACCAGGCGAGATAGTCGATTTTGACGCTTTGGTAGAGAAGACTGACATATTGCCAGCCCGCTTCAGCAATATGTCTATGCCATATATGTTGATGTTGAGCGCATTGTGGGCTGACGTTACAGGCTACAATCCGGAATTCGGTGACTATGAGCCAGGTGGGTCATGGAATTTTGACGAATTTGGAGGAGGGGTAGTACCCAAGGCATTCCTCGACGAGCAACTAGGAGAGATTACAGATGACCTATCGGATATGTATGGATGGGAGGATGTATCTCGTGCCCGTGGCTATGACATCGACTTCACACAACAAGACGTCGTTGGCGGCGCCGACAATCCAGTGGCACAATTTATCCGGCAGTCACAGAACGACGTAAGGGCTGGCAAGACTTATACCGCGTGGGACAGCCGGGCAGACGTCAAAGAGCCAATATACGGCCCCACTTATAAGGATTCTGAAGGTGCACCGGCTGTAGAGACAGGTGATATAACTGAGAGCGGACGGAAAATAGTCGCATCATCAAAAAACAGAGACATCGCTGTAAGTTGGGCCGCCCAGATAAATGGGGCCATTGTCGAGGAAAGCGGCGGCAACTTCCATATCACTGTCCCCCCAGGTCAAGGCGGATGGGGGACACAGACTGCTGGACAAGAATGGCTGGATGCGGCCGCCGGGGATTACGCTGATAAATATGAGGTCATTTCAGGCCCTGAAGGCCAGTTCTTTATCCGCGAGAAAGCCGTCGCAGCGCCAACGCCCGGTGCGTGGGATACCGAGGCTGATGCCAAGAGATGGCTGCAGAGCACCAGCGAGCAAATAGCAGACCCAGATGACCCAGGTAAGTTAGTTCCGAAAGAGAATTATGAAGTCGTCCCGTTTAAAGGCAAGTGGGTCATCCGCGAGAAAGCCGCTGTAGTAGGCAGGGCTACCGTGCCGGAAGCCAGGTCCGCAGTAGTCTTAGCCGGTGGCAACCCTGACCATTATGAGTACCCTGTAGGGCCGGACGGCCTCGTCCAAACCGTATATACCGGGAAGCCTGAAGGTTACGCGAGTGTAGGGGCTGCCAGATTCGCAGTACGTGTGGCACTATATCCGAAAGGTGAAGATCTTAGTGAGTATGAGTTCCCTATGGGGAATGACGGCCGAGTCCATGTCGTCTATAAAGGGAAAGCCGCGCCCGGTACGTGGGATACCGAGTCCGATGCAAAGGAATGGCTTAAGGAATCCGGTGACGCTGCGGATTTTGAAGCTGTACCTGGCCCAGCAGGTAAGTGGATAATCCGTGAAAAGCAGCCGGAGTTGCGGTATTCAACAGGTGACACGGTAGATGCCGCAGGCAATATTATACCCGGCATCCCTGGCGACATGTTTCAGCCGACCATCACGGAAGACCCAACAGGTCGCCAAATCGCCCTAGATGCTCAAGGCAACCTCCAAGACTTCGGCTACGGCATGGCCGGCGACATCACCCAAGAAGAGCTTGCTGGCTATCAGGTGCCGTACCGTTCACTAGATATGATAGTTGCCAAGGCCATCGAGCAAGGCAACTGGCAACTAGCCCGAGGCGTCCAGGCTTTCATGGACCGGCCCTCTGAACGCGACCTGCTGGATTACGCCGCCCAATATGCCGAAGCACCAGCAGACCTGGCGGTGCTTTCAGCTATAGCTCGCGGCGAGCAGATGGTGCAGCCAGCAGTACCCTTCCCAGAAGGCATGGGCACGGCCATGGGCCAGGCTACCCGCATTGGTCCGCCGGGAGCAGAATATACCTCTGCTTATAAACAGTTCAAAGATGCCATGGATATGGGCTTTGACCCGTCCTTACCAGAGAATGCAGAGGCTTTGCGCGAACTTTTTGACCCCAAGAATGACCCTGTTTATCAAGCCACCCAGGAATTAGCCAACAAGTACGAGACTCAGATAGGCACTCTTAGAGACCAGATATTTGAGGCTAATAAAACAGCCAGCGAACGGATAGAGACTTCTCAGACAAATACCTTGAATCTGATGACGGGCTTGTTTGAAGGCACGCTTGAAAGTTTCAAAGATGTCATGAAAGAAAGCACCTCAATGAAAGATGCAGAGATAAACCGCCTTCTTGCGGAGGCGGAGGACCGGAGAAAAAAGGACGCGGACGCGGCTGCGGCTAAGGTCGAGGCGGACGCGGCTGCGGCTGCGGCTCCGACTGCGGCTACGGCTGCGACCTCTACAGGCGAGTTGCCACAGATGGAAGAGTACAAGGACTTCCCATCGACCCTGGTGGACGAAGAAACAGGAGAACCAACAGAGGCAGCGTCATTCAGGTTCGGTGATGTTCAGGGAATATCCCGTGAGGATATGACCGGTCCTGGTGGCTACATTGACCAGTTAAAAGCACGGGACGACGGTGGGGCGGCGTATGAATTAGCCGTGAATCAGTTCCAAGACCAGGGAGGTCTGGAAAATGCCGGGGCGTACTTCAACAGTGTACAGAGCTTCGAGGATGCTCTTAACTACCACCTTATGTCGCCAGTACGGGACACGGGTAGGGGAGGTCACATTGTTTCGCCATATCGGACTGGAACATCTGGGCAACCATTGGGACCGATTGATTTCGGGCCGCAGACCGATTCACCGCTGGACTGGACGCCCGATGAAAAGACATTTGGATGGCAGGGGCTTGTCGGGGAACCACTTGCTGAAGGTGGCGTAGTTCAAGGCCCGACCATGGCCCTGCTTGGCGAGGAGGAACCGGAGTTCATTGTCCCTCTCAGCAAGGTCGATGCATTTAAACGTGGGCGCCTGCCACTGGGCCAGCCACGTCAAACACAGATGAGTGGCACTGTAGCTAAATTTGAAGACTCTATCCCGAGATTTGCCAACGGCGGCCTTGTCACAGGTCCACGGTTCGGTGGGGTGACGGCCAGAGGATTGGAGCAATACGGCGAAAACGGCGCATATGTCACCCCAGAGACACGAACAGAACTAGAGCTTGGCGCAGGAGGGCAATACGGTGCTGACGGTATCAGTCGTGCGCCCCGTATCGCATCTTCTGACTTTGAATCGTTACTGACCCGGTATGCAGAACCAGAGTCGCAGCGGTTTCTCAGTGGTGCGGATATGGACCCCGGTACCAGAGCTGTTCAATTAGGCAATATCCCTGAATATGAACTGCGTCAGCGTCTAGGCGCATCTGAATTCGCTGGAACCAACCCAGCCCGGCATCCGATAGGCATACAGCAGCTTATGGCTGGTCGGCCGATAGCGCGGCCACGGTCACTTATGACTGCGGCTAATATGCCGATACCATCAGGCCAGGCACTCCGAAACATGTTGCCGTCAGAATTAGAGTATTACCAGAAGATGGGCAGGATGGCCGGTATACCGCAGGCCGAGCTAGAACGTGAGATGCGTTCAGCCATGCCTGGCGGGACCAGGCGCACTCCGTTCCGGATGGGAGCCCGTAGGGTGAGGCAGGCATAATGGTAGGTCGATTCGAATTACCAGTAACCACGCCATCTACTCGATTCCTCCGTGAACAGGACAAGGCCAACAAACCTAAGAGCTTTCTGGAGACCCTTGAAGCTCCTACAGCGCCTAGTGTATCAGCGCCATCAGCAGGTGGCATGCTCGCGCCAGGAATTCCGGCTCCATCACAAGAGCCGAGTCGCCCGACATATTCGTTCCGCGAGGTGTTGACGGGCCGCACAGGTACCCGTGCTGAAGCACCTAGGCCAGGGTGGGGCGCGTACCTACGCAAAGAAGACTGGCAACAGGACCGTGGGATTTCTTGGGACCCGCGTTCAGCTCTGGAAGTCTTGGACTATCCCGGTATACGGCATGCTATAAATTTTGGTAACGCCTTGTCCGAATCGTCTCTGGACATGTTCAGGGAGTCCTTCACACTACCATGGAATCTACGCCCACAGGAAGAAAGACGACTAGAAAAACTTGCACGGGGCTGGGACCCGGATGCGTCTTGGGCGGAACGTACGAAGTGGTTCGCCAACGAGATGTTCGGTGACGAGTCCAGTTACGTCAAACGGATGAACGAGCGCGGTTTCTTGGAAAGCGTGGCCGTCAGCATGCTCGACCCTACCTTGGTTTTGAGTAAAGTAAAGCATCTAAGAGGTGCGCGGATAGGCATATCAGACGACCTGTATAACGCAGCACGTCATGCAGACTGGACGCCGATAAGGGACGCGCCATATGGGGCCACCAAGGTCGATGACTTACTTGAATACTCTGATGCAGCTTCATTGCGAGCCTATGAAGCCCACCTTGCCGGTCAAGACTTCATAAGTAGGGCGCCGCCGGTACCGCTTGCCGATGAATGGGTAGCCCATATCTTCCGGAAGACCACCAATAAGGTAGACCATCAAGGGAATCCTATCGGCGGTAGGTCCGACAGCTTCTGGAACCTGATGGATTTCACCATCCATATGCCAAACAAGGACGAGGCTGGCAACTGGATTATCCCTAGGCCGGGAGCCACCGAAGGCTCCAGAACCTTCCAGCCATTCAGGCTACCCCTGATGGCCGCCGCAAGTCTATTAGACCCAGCGTCTGTGGCTAGAGACCCGATACGCCAGATAGAGTTCTACCGTGACACCATGTATGGCGACTTCGTTCCTGCGGCCTTGTTCCAAGCCACATTAAAGGCACGCACTCTTGGGTATCGTCAGCGTAAAGGCGTACTGCAGAACCTGGATTACAATAATCCGTTGATCGAAGTAGACGACGCAGGTAGATTCCTAGGCGACGATATAGAACAGGTCCGTGGGCTTGGGCCAAACAACGACATCATGAGCATGCAAGTCCATGATATAGCCGAGAATATCGGCCATTACACTTTCAAAGGCGACTCGGGTCTAGCCAAACAGGAATTCCTACAAGAGGTACGGCATGTATCCAGGCAGTTCGCTGAATTACTAGATAATGAACCTGGCATCAGCGTCAAGAAACTAAAAGGTGAAGCTGATTTCCAGTACATCCACCGTGTTGTAAATACCTATAAAGGTAAGCTCGCTAATGACTACGCCAAAGCTGTCTCTGAGATATTACAGGACCACAACTGGGCACGCCCGATACAGCTTGATGAGGACGGTTTCGAGTATATCCGCCGTGTCTTGAACGAGATGGCGTTGCGGGAGAAAGAGTCACCGGGCTTTATAGAAAGGTTGGGTCTCGGCGACGAATGGATAAAGTCCCTGGAGGATATTGCTGCACTAGCCAACATAGATGTGAAAGCGGGCGGTCGGATAGATAAGGCTCGGACTGTCGATTATGTGGTGAATGGCCTAGAACGGGCTGGTTATGAGCCAGATATATTCAAAGAACTGATGATGCAAGGCCAGATAGCCTACCGAATGGTAGTGGAGCAACGGGTAAGGCAGTTCGTTAGTGAATTTGCCATTACTAAGAATGAATTCTTGGAGGGCATCCACTGGCTAGGCAATAAAGCATGGAGCGAGCTGTCGGAAGCCGAGAGAGTCGGTCTTACGAAAGAGATATACGAGAGCCGCTTGGCACGCTTGGCTGACATCACGGGCAAGGCACCGGGGCTTGCCGGGCAACAAGAAGCAGTCATTGACCAGTTAGGCGTTTATCATGCCTTGCGCCGTGCCATAGGGCTAGCTCGCGGCGGGGCTGGCATAACCACTAGAAAGACCACGCCCCGATATGTCCTCTCTTCCAATGAACTCAAAGCCCTGCGTGAGATAAACCCGACATTGGCCGACAACTGGGAAGAGATGATGAGCATGGAAGTAGTCAGTGGCTACAACGTCATCTCCCGGCTTGGCAGAGAGACCGCAGGTTTCGCCAGCTTACGAAAGAAAGACTTCGACAACTTATTGTTGGAGATACGCTTGGAGAAGTACGCTGATGACTTCCCAAGTCGAGGTGATTCACCTGGCTTACGCGAACGCGGCCGACGCATGACGACACGAGTGAAGTCGTTACGGGATACCCGTGACATCAAAGAATACAGGGAGGAATTAGTCGCACGCGGCCTCACTCCTTCGCAGGTAAATAAGATGGTTGCAGCGGTCAGAGACCCTGCGACCGGCAGGTTCACACCGCGTCCTCGCAGGGTCTTAAGTGCCCCGTACCGCGACCCCATAAGCCGGCTGACCAGGGACGCACGAACGAAGCTCCACGCTGCGGGTACCAACCCCAAGGCTATCCGAAGCGTTGGCATGCCTGAGGATATGTATAAGGCATATCTGGACGGCATCAAGCAGATAAAGGCTACCATTGGTCAAGGTGCGATGACTCAGCGCGAGGTGGGCGCGGTGCTTCGCCGGCATACGAAAAACACCCGCGTCGCCAACCGGATGCTACGGAAGCTATATCGTGACGAGTTTGAAGGCCCAGTTACGCGGCGTCGTAGGACAGGTTCGTTACCTCGGGCAGAGGTATTGGCTGAGCCCGGCGAGATGGTGTTTGAGGAAGCAACCACCCGTAGAGGCCAGATGGACGCTATGCGGGATACGGTCAACCGCGAGATTTCACTCCTTGACGAGAAAAGGTTAGAACTGGCCGGGCAACGCGAGAGAGTATTAAGAGCAGGCGGGTTGCTTGAAGGGCACATATCACCTGAATGGGGTCAGGCCGTGGGCACCCCAGGCATATCAGGAAAGTTCGTTCCAAGCCAGTGGATTACACAGGCAGACGGTACGCTCAAACTGGTTACGGGGCCTGAACTAGCCGAGTCTATAACTCAGCGGTTTGGCTATTCAGGTGTGTCCCAATCATCTGTGGTAATGCGCTATGCGCTAAATGTCCTGAGCACTATTGCCAATATCTACCGACTAGCCAAGGCCACATTTGACGTCGGAATCATGTTCTTGCAGTTATCTGGTCTGCTTGGTATAGATTTTGCCAACCTGATAACGGGCACCGCCGCCGCCGGCAAAGACTTACTCAGTGAAACCATGCAGCGCGGTGTTAAAAAAGGCTACATCGGCGATAGCGCAGTTTTGATTCGCGGCAATGAAATCATTGATACTGCCATAGAAAGTAGAGTCGGCCGCACAACCCGTAGTATAGCTAAGGGGGTTCAACCTGAGGGGCCGCGATTCACCAATCTATTCCTTACTTCAGCTAAACATTCGTTCTGGTCTTTCTTTGACCCTGAGCATCAACTGGCTTACTGGATGCAGCCAGAGAATTATCGTGTCATGGCCGAACGCTCTAGGTACGGTAGCCTTATTCAGCCGTCGTCAACTGAAATGATGATGGGTGTCACCGACATAGAGAACGCCCTAGATAGGATGGTGCGGTTCTACGGCGATGCGGGTGCCAATGAGCGTAGGAGACAACTGCTTCTCATGGGCACAACCCAATCGCTAGATGAACAGATAGCAGCGTGGAAGGCCGCTGGTTCAGTAGGAGTAAACCCCGCTGATGCTTCTATGGTCAGGGGTTCCGCTGTATTCGCAAGGGGTGTTGTCAAGCACACAATAGGTCGGGCAGATGCAGCATGGAGTACGGGCCGGAACGTAGCCGCTAACGAGATGTGGAAAGCATTTGCTCCATTTGCAGAAAAAACAGGCAACCTTACAGATTTAGCCCGCATGACAAATCTTATGACGGGTATCTTATCCATGCAAAACCTGGGACATGGCGCGACCAAGCGAAGTTTGTTGAACTCATTAGGTTTCTTCTCGCCACGGTATACATTCGCCCAGTTTGCCTTGATTGGGCACATACTTAATCCAGGCAATTCCTACACTTCCAAGCAAGCACGGCAGATGATGCTAGGCATGATAGCTGCTAACACGACATTCTTCACCTTGGCGGCGATGGCACTGGGTCAACAGCCCAAAATCGACCCGCGTCCAAAGAGATTAGGTGGCGATGGTGCGGACCTGTGGACAATCGATATTGGCGGCCACCGTGTCGGGGTAGGCGGGCTTCTCTTCTCGCCGATGCGTATCATACTTGAAACCGGTGGGGCAGCCTGGGATGATCCGAACGCTTCCTCTGACATCTTCAAACCAGATATGACTAATCCAATCGTGCGTGCTTATCGAGGTAAATCAGCAGGCATCACCAGCCAGATGTGGGCGTTAATATCAGGACGTGACTATCTAGGCGACCCTGTGCGTGAAACCCCAGATGATGTGAAGGACTATCTGAAAACCGTCATGGCGCCGATATGGACCGAGGACCTTATCACTGAAGGCGGTGGCGCGTGGCCTACCGCTCTAGCTGACTTCCATGGACTAAGAGGGTTCCCCGAGAGTAAATGGTCATCTTACCATTTGATGTTGGAAGAAGCCCTTGGGAAGGACTGGAAAGACATTAGCAAATACGAAGAGCAAATCTTGCAGCAAACGATGCCTGATATTAAAGAAGCCTTCGAAGCAGCGAAGGCTGATAGCGCACGTCGCGGACGTAACGAAGGAGCCACTGAATACTTCGCTACCCTCGAAGGCCACAGAGTTCAAAGAGACACCGAATTAGACAGGGTTATGCAAGGTATCTTAGATGGGAAGTGGACCTGGGGTATTGACGTTCGGAAGTACCTACAGCGGGTCACTGCCGAGTACCGCGTCAAGAATAGCAGTCTGAAGAACGACCCACGATTCGCCGATACGGTAGCGGACTTCAAGAAAGACGAGCCTGAATTCCCTGAAGACAAGGCTTACCAGGAATACTGGGATATATGGTTTAACCCACAGTGGTATGAGGAAGACTCGTTAGGTGAAATCAACTTTGCCGGGCGTGACGCTGAGTTGCTGCGGTGGCGGGCCAAGCAAGCTGGTGCGGTGTTAGATAAGGTTGACACGCGAAATCAATATAGCAAGCAGACCGCACCGTTGCTATTACAGATGTACTGGTCTGGTCAAGAGGCTTTGCGGCCTTATTGGAATGTCAATCAGACCATAGTCGCTGACTTTGACGCTGAGGTTCAGGGGCTGTGGTATGGGTTCTTATCGGCCGACCGTATACAACAGCGAAAAATGGCACAGGTATACCCCATCATCAATCAAATATCAGCGATGCGAGATAACGAGCGTCAACGTATGAGGCTCGCCAACCCGCGTATCGACCTTGAACTGTTGCGGTGGGGATACACAAGCACGCCGGTAAGCAGCCTTGGATGGGAGTTCTATGAGTCGCTTGGGTCAGGCATGAACCCGGCAGCCCCAGCCATGCCGGACCCGTCCTTGCCGTTCTTTGACACCAGTGCCTACTCTAACGTTGATGAAGCGGTGGAGAAAGCGACACGCGAACAGGCCCGGTTCCGTGCCCCTGTGGCATAGGGATGACATAATTGACACAGAATCACCACTGTGTGAAAATCAGAGCGAATTGCTCTGTGACGACCCTAATAGGTAACTCACAAGGAGAGCATCATGGCAGATGAACAGGTTATCGCGGCGGCCACTCAGGATACGCCTGACATCCCGTCCCAATCTGAGACCCCACCCGAGGTAGCCCCCGAAGCGGGGGAAGTTACAGCTCCGGAAGTAGACTGGCAGGTTAAAGTCGCAGAGGCTGAACAGCGGGCCGAACGGGCTGAGAACAATCTTCGCGCCGAAAGAGGTCGAGCAACTAAACAGGTCGAGCGGGATAATTCCTTGTTCGAACTAGCCGACCGGATGGGTGCGATGGAACAGTCCAACATGGCCTTAGTCCGGGCTCTAAGCTCAGGCGACACCGAGCAGTTGCCAGGCCAACTAGCACAGATACAGAACGCATCTACAGGACGGTCGGCCGCCCGGTCCTACGAGGGCCGTTACACCACGCTTGCAGATGAGCTACAAAGTATCGTGCATGATGATGACGGTAACGAGATTGTCAGCCTGTTCGACTCACCGGAACTGGAAGCAGTCAGGCAACTCTGGTTGGCATCGCATAACAAGCAAGACCTTGCTGGTCTCTACGATGCACTCAACCAGGCACAACGGGTAGTCCGACGGATTGAACGGACGCGCTCACAAGACGAAGTTAGTGCTATACGCGACCAAGAGCGTGCAGCGGCCAAACGGCAGT